AGCAGGAATGGAAAAATCTTGAAACTACTGCTAAAAAAGACCAGTGGATTAAAGACAACAAATCTAATTTTGACCAGCTTGGAGTATCTGTTAATAATGTAACAGATGCTGAAAATGTATTTGTAGATAATACTGAAGCTGTAATCAATGCTCTTAAATTAAGAGCTAAAGCCGCCGCTGCTCAAAAATTAGCCACAGATGAATATGAAAAAGCTTTAATTACTAGAAATAAAGCAGAAACAGAAGCAGGTAAAGGTCCATCAGGTTGGGATAAATTCAAAAACTGGTGGGTACAATCTAGTTTACGAGCTACTGATGAATCTGGTGTAGGACCATCTGCAGCCAATTTACAAGTAGCTGACCAGGTATCTGCAGAAGATTTTAGGCAACAAAGAATTAAAGACCTTAATGATGAAGCGGATGCTGCAGAGAAAACAGGAGATGCATACTTTGACTTAGCAGCTGGATATGAAAAAGCTGCTAAAGCTCAACTTGAAGCTGCTGGCCTAGAAGGAAAACATAAAACGCGTACAAGAGAGCCGCGTGACTTAACTCGTACTATAAACCAGAATGGTATAAAAATACAAAGAGAGTACGAGGAAAGTGTAACTGAATTACTTAAAGATGAATATGCTAAAAGGCGTAAAGCTGCAGCCGACCAGGTCCAGGATGAAAATAACAAGCTTCGTGAGATGTATCGTCTTAACGAAGAATATGTTAAAAATGTAGATGGGAAATATAAAAAGCTTACCGAAGACCAGAAGAAACAAATTGATAGGCAGCAAGAGCTTATAACTAAGACTATTGCTAATAATTTACGAGCATTAGACCTTCAGTTACAACAAATTCAGAATGAGCAAAAAGTTGCTTCTTTGCAGACGCAGCGTAATACTATAAATCCTACTGATACTAGCGCAGCAACTGAAGCAGCCCAAAATCAAGAGTCTACTGTAACTACCAATGTAGTAGTTACACGTGACGCTTCTCAGATGGAAGCCTCGTTGGTAGAAGAGCGCAAACTCATGGAAGAAAATCTTGATTTGGAATATGCCTTGATACTTGATACTAATAAGAGATTATTAGAGGCAGGAGATGACCAAGCTCGTTCTGAAGAAGAAATACTTATTGAGCTCAACAAGAAAAAACTTGAGTTGTGGAGTGAATATGACCAGAAAATTTTATATGCAAGAGAGCGTGATATTGAAAATCAGCTTGAGCTTGTTAAAAAAGGCAGTGAAGATGAACTTAATCTGCTACTTCAGCAAAATGAAGTACGTAGACAATTAGCTTTAGCACAAAATGCTGCTAAACCCGCAGAACAGCAAGTAAGTACATCTGTAATAAATGCACAGTTTGATAAGTCTGCAGCTCAAACTAAAGGGTCATTCCAAATGACCAGCTTTGATGAACAACAAGCTCTTGACGAGGCTGTATTTAATGAAGTTAAACGCAGTGAAACTGAGATAACTCAATTTAAGCTTGAACAAGAAAAAGCTAGATGGCAAGAACAAATACGCTTAGCAGAAGCTGGTGGATTAGATTGGAGTCAAGCTCAGATTGATGCTGCTAAAGCCACGGTTAAAGGCATTGACCGTGAATTATCAGAGCTTGATGACTTTATTAAAAACATCGGTAAAAAAGGTTTAGGCGGTACTTTGCTTGAGAAACTTGGCTTTGATGATGACCAGATTGATGCCCTAAAAGATGCTGTAAATATAGTAATAGAACAGCTTCAATCCATTATGGATGCCGAAGTTGAATTAGCTGAACAGGCTGTAGAAGCAGCTGAAGCTCGAGTAGAGGCCGCACAAAAAGCTTATGATGCCGAGGTTGAGGCTCGCAATAATGGCTATGCTAATAACGTAGCTACTGCTAAAAAAGAATTAGAGCAAGAAAAGAAAAATCAGCAAGAAAAACAAAAAATGCTGCAGGCAGCCCAAAAACGTCAAGAAGCATTAAATACTGTTACTCAGGCATCTTCGCTTATCACTGCATCTGCTAATCTGTGGAGTTCATTCTCTTCAATTCCTATTGTTGGCCCAGCTCTTGCATTAGCTGCTATTGCCACGATGTGGACTTCATTTGCAGTAGCCAAAATTAAAGCTAAACAAATAACAGCAAGCCAATCTGATGAATATGGAGAAGGAGGTCTTGAGTTCTTGGAAGGAGGCTCTCATGCATCAGGTGATGATATTGATTTGGGTGTAAGGAATAAGAAGAAGCATAGAATGAGAGCTGAAGGTGGAGAAGCACTTGCTATTATAAGTAAGAAGCGAACTAGGAAATACAAAAAGATACTTCCAGATGTTATTGATAGCCTAAATAAAGGAACATTTGAAGATAAATATCTTAATGCATTTGCTAGTTCAGATGGCCTAAGTATTTCTCTTAATTCCAATGGAAATATGGACCTCTCAAAAATAGAGGATGACGTGAGAAGTATTAGGAAACAAAGTGAGACTAAATACTATGCATTGCCTAATGGTGCAGTAGTTATTCAGCATAAAAATGTTAAACGAATTATAAAGAATTAAAGATATGATACCTCCAAAATATAAATTTTACATATCGAAGAATGGCGGTGATAAAGTAGAAGTAAATCCACATTATAAAGAGCTTAATAAAAAATATGCTAAAGAAAGTGGGCAAGAGTTTTTCCGTATTTCACTTGATGGAAAAATAAAACTATTTGGCGATGACTATGAGATTGTACATAACTCAAGCCTAGAGGACCACATGGTATTTACTATAGATAAATATAATAGGACTTCTGGCAAATGGGTGGAATATTATAAAGGCGAATTTAATAAAACAGATTGCAAACTTGATTATGAAAAAAAGTCATGTGAACTTAAAACAACAGCCCTTGATGAATATAATGATGTGGTTAACAAGTATGAAAATACTTATGACCTTATAAAACTTGCTCCAGCTATATCGAGAATAAACCTGCATAAACGCTCTTTAATGCAGGTTTATGTTAGAGGTTCTAATTCAGTATCTAATTTTTTCGGAGGTATATACTGGGAAAGTGATGTAAATGAAGTAATTGACAATCACAACGACTTGATAAACAAATATTATTTTTCTTATATAAAAGCAGGAAATGAGTTTTATATAAGAAATGCTAACATTTCTGATGTTAATGGAGTATATGCTGGAACAAACGGATATTGGAGTAAATGGAATCCAGGCTACACGTGCAAAATGGAATTAGTAGATGAAAGCTCTACGCCATATAGAGTACGGTTATATAGAAATTCAGATAACTTGCTGCTATATCAGTCAGAAAATAAATGGGGTGTTAGTGACCCTGACAATAAATACATATTGCGCGATGATGTTAAAATGGTAAATGTAAATAATCCAGACGATACATTTATTATAGAAAGTCCTTTCGTATATCATATCTATAGACGCCTGCTTTGCGATGTAGATTCTGTAGAAGACTCTGAAGGTATAAAGAACACATACGATTTGCCATCTGATGACTTTGTCACAGATAATAGGAATTATAAGAAGTGTATTGGGCTAACAGGCGGAATGTTTTTCTGTACTTCTAGAGCAGTAGATAAGCCTACAAGATATGGTTTGAATGACTATGGTCAGTATTTCACTAGTGAGTTTATTCCTAGTAGTGCTGGTATAGGTAGGCCTTTACCTATTAGTAGAAATTCTTGGGCTAATGCTTCATTGTGGTATGTATATGATAGCTATTATTCTTTATTTGAGCAGAGATTAAGAAAGCAATATACTCTTAGGGATAGTTATTCTATAGCAGCAGCAATAAAGGCTTTACTTAAAGAAATAGACCCTACTCTTCAGCATGAAGCAACTGCCGAATATAGTCGCTTTTTGTATGATACAACTGTACCAATGTCAATGGCAAGATTTTATGTACACATAACACAAAAAACAAATATACTTAAAGGTGAATATGACCAGCCCGCTCAAAAGGCAGAAGTATCACTAGAAGATGTAATGAAAATGCTTCGTGACTGTTTTAGATGTTATTGGTATATAGAAGATAACAAGTTTAAGATTGAGCATATAAGTTTCTTTATGAGAGGAGGCTCATATTCTTATAATACAAGTATTCAGCTTGATTTTACTAAACTTGTAGACCAATTTAACAAAAAGCTATCATCATATTTTCAATCAGAAGTAGAATATGATAAAACAGACCTAAGTCAGCGATACGAATTTGGTTGGATGGACGATGTAACCGATTTGTTTGATGGAGTAACTATAGATGTTAAATCTAACTACGTGCAAAAGGATAAAACAGAAGAAATAAATATAAGCCAGTTTTCATCCGATGTAGATTACATGCTATTTAATCCATCTAATTTCTCAGATGACGGCTTTGCACTATTATGCCCAATTAAAAACGGTTCCTCTTTAGAATTGCCTATAATTGAAACACAGTTGATAGATGAAAATGGTGATACATATAACGCGGTAATTCAAAACTTTTATGCATCATGGGCTTATTTAGTACATTTTTACATGCAAGATATGCCGGCAGCAGATATAAAATGTAATGTGCTCGGTAATTTATATGCTAGTGGTGTAAAAATGTGCATGAAGCATACCATAGAGTTTCCTATAGAAGAAGATTTGAATGAACTTGAGCTAATTAAAACCACTATAGGGAATGGTAAAATAGATGAGATTTCTGTCAATGTAAATACCCGCTATGCTAAAGTAAGATTACTTTATGTGCCTCGATAAAGCCGTGTATTAAAAATTATTAAGAAATTTTCTTATATAGATTTATATTTGTAGATTAGCAACATGAAGTTAGTGAATAATAACATATCGCCATTGCCTTTTTACGATAATCTTGCGCTGCAAAATCACCGTAAAGATTATGCTTTTGGCCAGGTTTATCCGCTAATAACCTATAAGAATATATTATTGCCTTTTCAAGTAGTTCTTGCTAGTGGGACAGCTATAAACTGGGTGAGATTATATAATTTCAATACAGGAGCATATACCACTATAACAACAAGCATGAAAGAAAATGGCCTGGCTATCAAGTCATATACCGGCTTCAAACTTCTTAAATATCCCGGTATTTTTCCTATAGTTGAAATAAAGCATGAAGGTTTATATTATCTAGCTATTTCAATATCAGGCTTAGGAACAATATACTCTGACATATTTACTGTAACTAATAAGGTAGACGATTATCTGCTTCTTGAGTATTATAATTCGTATAGCTTTGAGTTAAAAAATGGCATAGTAGATTTTTCTGATAATTTCAAATTTAGGTGCTACTTGAATACACAAATCGGTAAACCTGAATATGACTTTGAGGAAGAAGCTACTGAACGAATGGGTTATACCTTTATTGAAAGCCAGGTAAGCAAAAAAATTTATAAGTTTACATTCGTAGCTCCTGAATATCTATGCGATGCACTTAGAATTGTAAGACTATGTGAAAGCAAACAAATTACAAGTAAATTGCAAACCTATGATTTGACTACATTTAGCATGGAGCCTGAATGGGAAGACCAAGGAGATTTAGCAGCGGTTGAATGCGAATTTGAGACTGATACTGTTATAGCTAATATAGGCGGATATGAACCTGAATTAGCAGGTGGTGATTTTAATAACGACTTTAATAACGATTTTAATATAGAGTAGAAATATGGCAAATTGGACGGTGTTAAAAGCTGCTATAGCTGATGTTATAAAGACAAATGGTAATCAAGAAATTACCGGCCTTGTTCTGCAAAATACTCTTAATAGTATTGTTAATGCTATTGGCGAAAATGCCACATACGTAGGTATAGCCACGCCGACAACGAACCCAGGCGCACCTGACGGCAATGTATTCTATCTCGCCACAGAAGCAGGTATATATTCTAATTTTGATTCCATAGAATTGTTAGAAGAAGAATCTGCTATTTTGGAATGGAGAGGAAGTTGGGTTAAAAAAACTACTGGATTTGCAACTACCAAATCTATAGGTAACTATCATAAAAAGTGGTTTACCGATAATGAATTCATTAATGGAGCTTTTACGAGATTGATGATACAAAAAGATTATTCTACTATAGGTCTTATAATAGGAACACATAACGATATTAATATAACGTTAAATGATAAGCAGCATTATTATAAAGATAAATTTCCAGAAAAGATAGAAACAAGTTCTTCTTTAGGGAAAAATATTATGTATTTAGATGTTGAATACTTAAAAAGAATAGCAAAAAATAATTCTTCTGTTATTAGTGAAACTGGAAACATACTCGAGAAATCTTATACAGAAGAATATCTTTATTCAAATGCTACATTAAAAGATAAAAGCCTTGACGAAAAAAAGATAACTGAAGATTTTTTTGCAAAAACAATCAATGGGAACAAATATATTACAGACAATCATGTTATAAATAGCATAATAACTGAATGCTATATATCCAATAAAAATATAGACTTATTAAAAGTCACGATTGGTACTAAAAAAGACATTAAATTTGATTTTTATCAAGGAGCAGAAAAAAAACTATTTGAGAGGTATATTACTAATGATAAAATAACTGACGTAATAGAAATATACAATGCAGCATCTGATACTTCTTCTTTAATAAGCATAAATAAAAATATATTGGACGTAATAAATGGAGTTGTTGTTTTTGAAGGTAATATCGTTGATTCATCTGTATACAAAGAATCTTTGAAACATTTTCCAAAACAATACTATGCATATGGGGGCATGGAAACTGATTCTGGAGTTATGGCAAACGCTATATGGGGTTCAGACAGATATTTTTCTACAAAAGTACACGTTACTGAAATGACAATTTTAGCAAAAGGCAATGGAGTGGTTGATTTGTATGCTTTAAATAAAGATACGTCTATTAATGCTAAAATGATAGCCTCATTATACGCGAAAAAAGGATTGCATACTTATAAAGTTGATTTTGTTTTAGATAAAAATGAGACATTAGGCTCAATGAGTGCTATCACAACGGCATCATCAAATCCGGATGGGCATAAATTGATATATTATAGCACCGATACAACATTTAACAATATTAGCAATAGTAATACAGTCGCTATAAATATAGGGATTAAATATAAATTTCTTGAAAACAAAATAGACACAATGCAAGGCGTCACATTTGCTATTTTATCTGATAGCATTGGAACATTTGATGGTTATGCTTATTCAAATCCTTATTATCCAAGATTTGACATATATAACCACTATCAGACATGGTGGGGGCGATTGATAGCTGACGGAATGGTATTAACAAAAAATCAATCTGTATCTCAATCCACTGTGACTAATGTATCACAAGAAGAGAATAAATACAGATGGATTGGATATGCGAACAGAATTGAGCATCTATATGATGATGACGGGAACGAACCGGATATAATCTTTTTGCCTATTGGTGTAAATGATATGTTTGGAACTACAATTGGAGATTTTGATTTAACGAAAAAAATAGAACAATATTCAGAACTTGATACCTATAAATTCAAGCAGGCATACCAATATGTTATATATAGGCTTCTTGATTTATATCCGCACGCTAAAATATATGTTTGTACACCATTTCCGACAGGAAATACAGATTGGGGATTCCCTGAGTTTAACAGTGGAAAAGGATTTTATCTTAAGGATTTGTTGACTGCTATCAGAGAGGTATCTGATTATTTCGGCGTTGGTATCATAGACTTTTACAAAGAGACAGAAATTAATTATACCACGATGAAAGATTTAGAGTATAAAGACGCAATTCATGGTGGTAATGAATTCCACTATAAGATGTATAAGATTGCAAGAGGCAATATTCTGAAATATTTAGGTTTGTAGAATAACTTGATAATTTTTAAGGTTGCAAGGTACGATTGTAAGAAGGTCGCAGTGGGTTTAACCAGCCATGTAAGATGTGTTACCGAGGAACGCATAAAAATTCTTTGCAACTTTTACTATAAAATTTATGCATTTTCTAGAGAGGCTTAATTATAATTAACTTTATTGTTTAACTTCCTAAAAAATTTACAATTATGGGAGAATGCGTAGAAAAAATTTATTGCTGCGACAGAGGTGATAACGACAACGTATTGGCAGCAGCTATTTTGGCAAACAATAACAACAATAATCGCTACGGCTATGGCGATTTTGATATGAATGGTTGGATGAACAATCCTTTTGCGTATCTTATGTTCCTGGCCCTATTCCGCAATGGAGGCTTCGGTTTCGTGGATGGAAACGGCACGGGCGTTGCTACACAGGGTATCGAAACTCAGGCTCAGCTCAATGCTATTTGCACTCAGTTGCAGGACAATACTCAACGCATCATCGACACTCTGAACAACCACTGGAAGGACGAACAGGCTCTGAAAATTCAGGACCTTAAGTTCGAGCTTTCTCAGGAGCGCCAGAACAACTATTTCGCTCGTCTCATAAACGGCGGATGCGGCTGTGGTGGTAATAGCCGCGGATGCGGCTGTGGCCAGTAATGTTTAACCATTAAACTGTAAAGATTATGGTTACATTATCGCCGCCAGTAGGCTTAGCCGCTGCTCCTGTGGCAAATCAAATTTCGTTCTTGGCCACATTTAAGGAGAAATTGTGTCGTTGTGTTTGTGCAACTTCTACAAATCAACCGTTTGCGACTGTTACTTATAGGAATGAAATGCCTGTTCTTAATGGAACTACAGTATTCGTGCCTATTGTAGCAACAATCACGATTACTACTCCAAATGCTTGCAAATGCCAAGCTGAGACACAGGTAATCAATGAACGGTTTGTGGTTGCATTCCAAGGTAGAACGACGCTTCCTACATCTGTTACTATCAACCAGCTTAGAATGACTCAAGAACTTATTAAGATAGTACGCAGAAAATCCAACTGCTATGCTATCAATAGCTCATTGAGCGTTTCTATTTCAGCTGAACCAGCAGCCTAATTAAGGGTACTTAGGGAAGTTTTATACTTCTCTGAGTGCCCTCTTTTTTATTAACAATTCAAAAAGATAAGCTATATGTTGTTATTCAAAGATATAAAGCAGAATTATCCTGTATACATTCTTGATACACAGGAATTTAGCCTTATTCAAGGCAAAGCCACTCAGGTATCGTTTCCTCGATTAGAAATGAACCAGAAGACTGGCAAAACAGAGATGGTAGTAGATGTTACTATAGAGGCCAATGGAAAAATGGCAACTTACGCTATTCCTGAAAGCCATTCAGTTACCTATGCCGGGCATCTTGTTCTGTCAACAGAAAAATCTGGATTGACGAGCGAAGTTGAAGCTCAAAAGGCAAATGCTGAACAGGTTTTGGCTTCTGCTTCTAAAGCTCAAAACATCATTGACAAAGCTCCTTCATTACTCACAGAACTTAATCCTATGTATAAGGAAAAGCAAGAAACAGAGCAGCGCTTCGGCAAGATTGAAGGTTCTATCGGTGAAATGAAAGAACTCATGAAAAAGCAGCAGGAAATGATGGAGAATTTCATCAAAAAATTTGAAAGCTAAAAGTTATGGGACACAGATTAAAATGTATCATAGTAAAGCATCATACGTGCGGCCATGATAAGAAGCACGAAGATGAAGAGGATGTAGTAGTAGAAAGCAGAATAGCTACTCCTCACGGTGAGCATAAGGTCAAATTCGATTTACCTTACGAGCAAACAGCGAATGCTCTTATGTCTGCTAAAGGATATTCTGAGTATGTCAAAAAGCACGGCTATCACTTTACAGATGCTCTTGCAGAGCACGTAAGTAAAATGATGGTAAATGCTAATGGCCAACAGCACTCTTGGACTGCAAGCCAAGTCAAAAAGTCTATGGAAAGTTTAGGATTGAGCATTCCTGGCAAAGTGACAACAGGTGATGTTACCTATATGGCTAACATGGCTTATGCAGATTTCTATCCAGATCCTCTGAAAGATGAGGCTGCATGCTTAAGGTATGCTCATAAAGTAGCCAATGACCCAGATGGGTATGATGGCATGATTTTCTGCAGATGGACTGCTGACGCAATCGGAAAAGCAATCAAGTTGGGCTGGGAAAAATTCGTATAATATGTTAGAACTGATTGAAGCAAAGAACTTTGACGAACTAAGGTTTTTCATAGCTATTAGAGTTGGCATTATTTTAATCTGCTGGATTTTCATGATACTAAGCAGTATCGTGGACTTCTGGAGTGGAATAACTACAGCAAAAGCATTAGGCCAAGCATTGATGTCGCATGGATTTCGTAGAACAATTACAAAAATCGGCGATTATGTAAGGCTGATGCTTTTTGCTCTTATGTTTGATATACTTGGAAGCTTATTATCATTCTATATAATTCCATTTGCCACAATTCTATGCACTATAGCTATAATCTATATTGAAGGTAAATCTGTTGTGGAAAATAGTAAACGCAAAAAGGCTCATGCTGCAGATGTACCTGATATAGTAAAGAAGATTGTGCAAGCAGCCACTGCAGAGCAAGGCCACAAAATACTTAATGAAATAACAAAAATAATCACCTTAAACGACAAAAAGAAATGAGAAAGATAAATAAAATCATAGTCCATTGCTCTGCTACTCCTGAAGGACGAGATGTTAAAACTGAGACCATACGAGATTGGCATGTGAATGGTAATCATTGGAAAGATATTGGTTATCACTATGTGGTTGAGCTCGATGGCTCTGTTCATAAAGGCAGAGATGAAAGTGTAGTTGGAGCCCACTGCTCAGGTCAAAATGCAAATTCTATAGGAATATGCTATGTAGGAGGCGTTGCTAAAGACGGTAAAACTCCTAAAGATACGCGCACTGAGGCTCAAAAGCAATCTTTACTCGAATTGCTGAAAAGCTTAAAGGTAAAATACCCAAATGCTACTATTCATGGACACAGAGAATTTGCAGCTAAGGCATGCCCCAGCTTTGATGCTAAGTACGAGTATAAAGATCTCTGAAGTGTATAAAAACCATTCTCGCAATAATTTCTTATGTGCGAGAATGGTTTTTATATTAAATATGAATAATAACAAATAAAACTCAAAGATTATGCGAGAATTAGCGAGAATAATTACACTTATATTTTTAGCCACTATATTATATAGCTGTAAGTCAATTCAATATGTGCCAGTGGAAACAACGAAAAGAGATACTACTTACTTATCTCAGACCAAAATTGATAGCATATATCATAGAGATTCAATCTATGTAGAGCGCAAAGGCGATACCGTGTATCTCAGTAAATATAAATACTTGTATAAATACATAGAAAAGCATGATACTCTCTGGCGAGAAAAAGTTGATACAATTCAAGTTGCATACCCTGTAGAAGCTCGGCTTACTAAATGGCAAAAGATAAAAATTAATATTGGTGAATACCTGATAACCGCCATAGCCTTAGTAATTATATGGCTGTGTGCAAAATACTTCATAAAGCGGTAAACAACAGAAACAATATAAACAAGTCATTGTTTACGCCTAAAGTGCTCAAAATTAATTACTTATATATATTGTAAACAAAGAAACAATAATTTCATTAAATCTTTTCGTATTAAAAGCCGATATTTCTTATTAACATTAATGTTAATCGGAAATTAAGAAATTAAGTTTGAAATATATAGGGACATTGTTTCTATTGTTTCTTTGTTTACGCCAATTTCAAAGCCACACTAAAATTGCTGTTTAATTATTTTTAACAAATAAATTCTCAAAAAAA